TCTAGCGAATGATACACTACTCTGCTTCTGTGCCATCCTCCTCAGTTTCTACAGTAGGCTCATCTACTACAGGAGTAGGTATTGGTCCTTTGACTGCTTTATACTTTACTACTTTTGGCTCAGATACTGTAGGCTCTTCAAACATATAGCCTAATCCTATAGATACAAAGTAATCATATCTATTAGCATCTAAAGTAATCCTGTTACCTTTGTGGGAGATCTTAGCTCCTATGTACTCATCTTTAATTTTCATCTCTTAGGTTTTTTAAATCGGTTTTTATCTCTTGTATCCAATAGTGAGCAGATGTAACAGGTATCTTAAAATATTCTGCCATTGCTCTAGCTGTACTGTATCCTTTGTCAAAATAAGTCTGAAAGACTATCAGCTTAATCCTATCTGTAATCTTCCCTCTATATGTCTCTATCACTGCCATGTTATCCTGATACTGCATATCTTCTCGTATCTTATCGTATAAGTCCGTATCATCATCCATCACTATAGGCATAGTACTATCAGTAGCTGTCACTTTCTCCTGCCTATTAGTTAGTGATGTAGACCATAGGATCTGCATCTTAATAGTATTTAATAGATATGCTTTCACCTTACCTGGATCAGTTACCTCTATATCTATATTACATAAATATAAAAAAGAGTTATTTATTACAGCATCAGCAGATATTGTAGACTTCATTCTTACTAGAAAATAGTTAGTATATTTCCTTATCTCTTTGTAGTGAGCTGATATGTAGTTATCAAGTATAGGTCTCATACCATTGCTTGAAATCCTTAAGCCATATCTTTCTCCTCACACTACCACAAAAACATTCTTTATCAGGAGTAGCTGTCAGTCTTATCTTAATGGGCTTGAGTTTTAATAAGTGAATCTTATAAGACTGTTCTTTCTCAGGCAGATTAAATACCTGTTGTATTATTACTTGCTCAGCTTCTGTAAACATTCCTGTAATATAAACGACAATAGAGCTACAATAGTTGCCTGAGCAAAAGACCAGGTGCATAATAATGTTAGCCAAAAAGATACGCATTTAATACAGCTAGCAGATGAGTGTAGATATAATGATAGATTGCTAAACTTTATTTTCCTAAAGATTGAGTCTATCAGTAGCTGTAATGGCTCAAAGTTTACTAGAAACCATGATATTGATATGTAGGTTAGTATGTTCATCTGCCAAAAATAACAAAGGCAGCCATAAGACTGCCATAAAGTTATTAGTTTTTAAGATAATTTTTCCACCATTTAAGATAGAACTGCTCATTGACAGCCTTACCATTAGTGAATCTCCAAATGGAGCAGTAAGAGACTCCGATATCCTCAGCATAATGGCTGAGCTTATATCTTTGGGTGAGCTTAGACTTAGTCTCTTTAATCATAAAGTCTTTTAAGCTCTCACCCTTAGAAAGGGAGATCATCTGCAGGATTATCAGGTACATGAGCAGGAGCTACTGCAGCTGCAGTTAATACTTCTATCTTCCATAACTCTAATGAGTTGAAATGCTTATCCTGCCATTCTCTACCTCTCAGATTGAATGATGCCTCTACCTCTTCTCCTACTCTACAGCCATCTAGTAGAGCTGTTTTATCTCCTGTAGCTTGTAGGCTGATGTGTTGAGGGAATTTACCATCCTCTACTGTTATTACTATCTCTCTCTTAGAGAACTTCTCAGTCACCTGTACGGTATCACCTATCACTTTGATAAGTCCTTTTACTTTGTAATCATTCATATTATTATAGTTATTAATTTATATACTCCGATAAGTGCAAATCCATAGACTACTAAAGTCAGTATGATTGCCATTGTTTTTTCTGTCATAATACTTTAGTAGGGAATGGATTAGGATTGTATTCACCATACTGCAGTAGTGCTAACTGTTCTGCATACTCCTGAGCTTTCTTAGCTGCAAATTTACAGCTGATGCCAGGATTGTTTTGGATTAGTGCTTGCATAGCTGCTATCATGGCAGCCTCATAGAATTTATCTCTCATCTTATTTATTATTTAATTGATTAATATACTTAACATAGTACTCAGTGCAGTGATGCAGTCTTACCTTAATCTCCTCCTCAAGCTCCAGGTCTCTAGTAAAGAGCAGAGTAGTGATTCTCTTCTCAGGAGCTATATGATCTACCTGATGCAGTGATAAGTTCTCCCATTCATTGAGTAGAGATGGATGAGTACTCACCATGCAATAGACTAGACTAGCATAGTTCTTATCATATAGCATCATGTAAGCTCGTAACTGCCACTCATAATCTTTATTTATAGCCTCTTCTGAGGTAGCAGGAAAAGTCTCTAAGGACCATGAGGTCTTTATGTCTACTATTTGATCATCTAGTACTATATCAGCCTCTCCTGTAAGCCATTCGTTATTCAGTCTCTCAGTGTTTTTGACCATGCTAGTGAATGATACAGTATTGAGTAGAGCTATAGAATCATTCTCCTGCATTATACCCTTATTAATATACTTATTATTCAGCTCTACATTGTAGCCATAGAAATCCTGCTTAGCTAGACCTCTGATGTAGGTCTTAGTAGTTTCAGATAGCACCTCAGACTTAGTCCGAGATGCTGTCATTAGTTTTCCGAGTGATGATGGATGCCATTTCATAGTAACATAAGTGCTTTATTCTGCAAATCTGTAAGCTCAAAGGTCTCTCTTAGCTTAGGGATAGTAAACTTACCATCCTGAATAGATACTAATGCCTCCTCAAATCTCTCCTTAGATAGTCCAGGCTTAGCTGCCTTAACAGGTACACTAGCTAGATTAGCATCATCATCTACTGACTGCAAGCATAAGATACTGCTCAGAGTATATCTACGATAGTAAGTGACTGCAGATCCTACTTGCTGAGGATTCAATCCTGTAGGTAATTCCATACATGAATCAATAGACTCATTAGAATCTATGCAGATTATCTGAGTACATACTGAATTGCCTTGAATAGGCTGTAATAATAGTAGACCATTCTCTAATAGAATAGGCTCTACTGCCTCAGTGATTGCATTAATGTCACTGTAGGACTTTTTAAAGTGTGGATTGGTAGCATTCTTAGCTACTTTGCCGATTGACTGCTTAGCTTTGTGTAGCTTCTGATGCAGAGTTAGTACAGGTGCTGGTACTACAGCTTTTGTTTTTGTTTCCATAATATAGTTTTAAATTTCAGTAAAGATAATCAATTAATTCATATCTGCAATACTTTTATTAAAATAATTTTTGTTGAGCAGTATGATTATTAATTCTTTGCATTGCCTTATCAAAATACTCCTTGTCAAGTTCACAAGCTGTTAGGTCAAAGTCATAGTCATGACAGGCTATTGCTATTGAGCCACTACCTAGATGAGTGTCTAGTATTTTATATCCTTGTTTTGCATAGTTTATCAAAATCCACCTGTATAAATCAACGGGCTTTTGTGTTGGGTGTATTCTTTCAACTTGGTGCTTCTTCTTAAATCCTGCCCATAAATAATCAAACATATTGCATTTTTTATCAAAACTAGTCCAAGCTAATTCTGCCATAGATAAATATTCTTTTATATCTACTTTTTTATTCCATACAATCCACCCTTTAGATGGTCTTAAAAATTCAGTCATATAGTTACCACCCCAAATAATTTGATTTTTACTAACCCTAAATAATTCATCAAAGTATTTTTTATTCGGTATTGATGTATCATCAAATGTTTTATAAATTTTACTATTTGGATTTTTCCATTTTGCAGTTGGTCTATCTGCTTTATTTCTATCTCCACTTTCATTAATTCCATAAGGAGGATCTACAATAGCCAAGTCAAAATACTTATCAGGATAGCGAGCCATTAGCTCCATGTTATCTTCGTTTGTTATTGTAAGCATGATATAAATTTTAAGTAAAACTCCATAAATTCATCAAAATTTCTTGCAATAAAGTATGTACCCCCTGCAGCTTCTATACTTTCCTGATACCTCTTCTGCACTTCTGACTGCTTATCCTTACCATACTTCACCTCAATCTTAACAGATCTACCTCTAATGGTGGCAGATATATCAGCTGAGCCTTTAGTGGAGGTAGATGGAGTCCAGGTGCCTTTGAGTTGTCTAGTATTCTCTCCTACCTGTATCTTTTTACCCTCTCTATACACACCCATTGTATTAATTCTCTCAGCTTGAAAGCCTGAGAAATTTATAAATGCAGTGATACATTGAGTCAGAGCATTAGCTGAGTCATCTTTCCAATTAGATAGAGGGATATAAGCATTGTTAGGATATTTAGCTGATAGGCTAGCTAGTTCTAGGGCTTTGAGGATTGCTTTGTTTTCTTTGTTCATGTTAATTTTTATAAATAAATTCTTTATTAAATTTAGGCTTATACTTTTGGATTAAATATCTTTCAATCATATCTACAAATTGAATTTCTACTATTGTATAGGCAAAGTAAAAATAATCTTTGCGTTTTATTAAAGTTAATAAGTTTTCTCCATCATTGTATGGATGAGGTACTCTTGTAATTAAATGATTACATAATCTTTGCCTAATACAATTTGCTGATTTACCAATATATAATAATTCTTTGTCTTTTGAATAAAGAAAATATACTCCTTTAATTTTGCTTTTAGGTGCTAAATTAACATAATCATTAACACTTATTAATTCAGAAAAATTATTAATAGTGTATTGTATTTTATATCCTATCATATCAATTATAATTTACTGTATCCCAAATATCAGGCTCTCTCTGAGTCTTAATCTCAAACCATCTAGCTCCATTGCTAGATCCATCTACATACTCCTTACCATTGTACTCTGCATATTTCTTACACCATTTGTTGAATGTTCTGTTAGTCAGGTACTTCTTTTGGTCAGTGTACTCAGCTATAAAGTTCTCAAACATGGATACCTTATTCAATCTCTGATCAAATCCTATATTCTTATTATCTACCCATTCAATAAAGTCCTGGCTTGTCTCATTGATAAACTTTCTTAGCTCTAGATTCTTAGCCTCAGATTCTACTAAGCCATTCTTTAGATAATAGTTTAAGCAGTTAATCATGTAATGGTCAAACCTTGCCCATTCCTGTTCATCCCAATCTTCAAAGAGCATATATCCAAATTCATCAAATGGAGTATGATGTGTGCCAAAATAACTACTCAGCTCCACCTCAAACATCCTACGCTTGAATGAGCCACCATCTGCTTTGATAGTGTAGTTAGTAGAGATAAGTACTTTAGGTGAGTCTTTTACAGGTAGTTTAATTGCATCTCTACCTTTGTATTCAATAGTAAGTCCTTCAGTGATTATACTAAATAAGCTCTCAAAATTAAAGTTCTTTCTTACATCATCAAATGCTAGGACCTGGCAGTCAGAAGAGACAGTCTGATAAGGAAATGATTTATTTGAGTCAAAGGTCTTACCATCAATGGTGCTAACTTTTTTCATGTATCCAATAGCATTAATCAGAATCCCTTTACCACTCCCTCCATTAGGATTGTCTGAGATAGTTTCATCATTAAGAATGATTGCTTTGTTATTAGCAGATGTCTTATAAGAATGTAGCATATAGCCTATTACGCTCTTCATAGTATCATATCTCTCTACCTCCTGCCCTGATATAAACCAAATGAAAGACCTAAACATTGACTCATGGTGATCAGCATCTATTAAATCTCTATCTATTATCTGATTATTCCAAACATATCCCTTTAACTCTGAGTATTCATATATCTCATGGTGCTTAGCAAATACTTTTACAGCTGCATTCTTATAGTAAATCATACCATAGTCTATACCATCCCTCTCCATCTCTACATTAGCAGTATCTATCATGCTGAGGTATTGAGGAGTAAATAGTTTAGACTTCTCAGCTACAGCATCAAATACAGGTATTCGATTTGATTGGACCAGGTACTCCATTACTCTATCCTTTATTTGAAACTCAGATACATGATTAATAAAGTTCTCATTCTTAGTAATAAATACAAAGGTCTTAGTGTTAGCTACAGGATAGTATTTATAGTATTGTAGATTCTCTAGAAATAGCTTGAATCGGTATGGTATAATTAATACATCACCTTTAAAATCATATTTCCAAAACTCATCTACTTTAATTACCTCCTTAATAGTCTGAATCTCTGACTCTATATTCTCTTTATTGTACTCTTTAAACTCCTCTAGGATAACAGCATCAGACTTACCACTTAGCACAAAGTTAATCAGCTTATCTTTTTTATCTTTATCCTCAAATTGCTTAGTATTAAAATTAGCAGTCTTTTTATAGGCAGAATTTATCAGGGCTAGTATCTCTACAGATCCAAAATCTTTCTGCTCAAATCCTTTTAGATAATCTTGACAAGTCATTCTATCCACTCCAAAATCATTAAAGGCTGCTGCTAATTTGTAAAGGGAGGAGTTTCTATTCTGTGAATTATACTTCTTTTTAAACCAAGTCATTAGCTTATTAGCTATCTCATCAGTATCTAAGACCTTAATGTTAGTAATACTACCCACCTCACTACTCTCAAATGGGATAACATCATAGTCAATGATATAATTCTCAGCATCTAAATTAACATAGATATCAGGATCATAAGATTCAAAGCAAGCTCTAGCAATATCCTTACCTGATTCATCTACTCCATTGAATACTGCAGATATCTGCTTAAAATACTCTTTGTATTCTTTGTCATCCTGTACTATTGGTATTTTTACTAGAGCTTTTACTCCATTGCCTGATGGTGATGTCCAACAGGCAAAGATAGATTTGTGAGCTTTCAGTTCTACAATCAGAGCAGGTATATCCTGCACATCATCAAAGTCTAAAGTAAGTAATCCTGATGCCTTTCTTAGAGATGCATTATTTCTCTTACTGAAATCACCTCCAAAGGTAACAATAGGCAGTTGCATCTTAATGGCTTTCCTTTCCTCTTTATCAGTAGAGAATCTAAGGTCCTTACATAACTGCTCAGACTTGCCATTCTTAATTCTGTCTAGATAGAATCCTACATCCTTATTCTGATAAGGTGATACATCCTTAATTGATTTGTAAAAAGTTACTTTCATAAGTATAAATAAAGGTGAGAGTCCCTGCTAACATAACCGCCAGGAGATTTGCAGGGATTTATACTCTCTAATGTTTTTGTCATGGCGATTATATTATGGGACAAATGTAATAAATTAATTTATAATTGATACTAAAGTGCAAAAATAAATTATTTGTGCTGTTTTGTGCTATTATTTGTGCTGTATAAACTCCTATTGTTATTGGGCTGTAGAAGATTAGAACGAAAAAACACTTTTTTTTCCTAAAAACTGTTCACCCCCCAATATGAAAATAAATTTTTTTTTTATTAAAAATATATTGTAAATAAAAATATATATATTATAGAGTATAGGGATGTGAATTGTACTTTCGTTCTAATTCTCTACAAGTCAATATCAGTAAGGGAATTATACAGCACAAAAAAAGCTCCTAAGAGCTTTAAATTATTTCAGCTAGTTCTTTAGCTGTCATATATTCTTTAAATTGATATACCTTATCATGAGTCCAGGGCATCTGAATCTTTACATTTATGTAGTTTAAATTCTCTACTGCCGAAACTTTGTATTTATCCTCATAATTATTATTAAGAGCAGTCTGAACTAATGGCTCAACCTCATGGAGATATACTCTATCTAACTGCCTAGACCATCTCCTGTGCATTCTGATACCATGTATAACAGTAGCATGATGTCTATTCAGCATCTTACCTATTTGAGTCAGGGATACCTTACATTTGTTCAGCCTGTACATTACATAGTATCTCTTATAGACATAGGATCTATTTCTGCTATTAGTATCTAGCTGATACTTTGCAATCTGTCCTATTAAAAAATCTATTTCTTTCATAATAACTTAGTTTGAGTTACTGACTTAAATAGATCGGATTGAGACTCCATTACACCTGTAGCATTAATAAAATCAATCTCTACCTTAGCAGATTGGATAAGAGTACCTGCAAGCTGAGATATTGCCTTAGCTTTATCTACCTCTACATTTACCTGGTCTGTTGTTAATGTCTCATCGCTCAATCTCTCGAGAGCCATGAAGATGTGATCTCTTAGATCACTTAGTTTGTTTTGTGCCATTGTTATTTATTTTTTTTATTAGTTTACATTTTAATCTCATCACCTGCTGAAGCTCTTTAGGTAATCTTTGTATGGTATTTCTAGCCATGTTCTCTTTTTTAGTTATCATTAGCAGATTGTTAATATCATTATTCAGATAATTACCATCCTTATACACTACTACCATCCCCTTAGGAATTGGTCCATTGTGCATCTCCCAAGTATATCTATTGAGCAGCTGCCATTTACAATCTGCTAGCTTAATATACTGATACATCTTCCCTCCTGTATCCTTTCTCTGATGGATAGTACCTATAGGTTGAGTATTCATAGGCTTAGAGCCTTTTTTAAACATTGTCTTAGCCACTTTCTGATAAACTTCTTTGGACATTTTCTGTCCTTTGTTAGGAGGTGCAGTGCCTTTTTGAAATTGAGTAGCTTTACCACCTAGATATCCTGGAGGGAATTGAGTAGACCTAAGATAAACAGGATCTTTCTTAATACCCATACTCCATGCTCTATTATAAACTGATGACTCACTAAGTCCTAAGTCATCTGCTATCTTTTTAGTAGGCTCAAATGGATACCTTTCTCTTATGATATCATTCATACCTCTTCAATTAGTAGAATTAAGTCATCATTCTTTTGTATGAGCTGCTTAACATGATCAGCATCATAAGCCTCCACTATCCTAGTCACTAACTTTATAGGACCTCCCCAATAGTCAAAGGTTTTAAATACTACTTTATATATCTTCATTGTCATTATTTTTTATTGGCACATCTAAGCCATACATTAAATCAAACATCTTAAAATCTCTAGCAGCATTTCTCTTACTGCCCTCATAATTCTGAAAGTACCACTCTCTGAATCTCAGGTATTTTTGGTGAGTATAATCACCATTAGCTATAGCATTTTGTACCTCAATAGCTAGCTGTGTAAATTCAGTCATTGCTTTTATTGTTTATGACTTCTAAATATCTCAGGTATAGAGGCAGATTAAATCCACCTCTTACCTCATCTGCTGATCTTCTGCTAGTCCAAAATCTTAGAATAGCAGCGAATGTAGGTGACTTTCTCATAGCTTAGATTTAAGTAGGTTAAGATTTGCATCACTTAGAATAAACAGGGACATATATTCGTCATCAGTCTCTGATGCATTGTAGGTAAATGGCTCAATAGTGCCTGCTATGTAGACAGTGCTATCATAGTCAGTAGTCCAATTAGAAAAATAAGTATTGTCTTTTTTGTATAGGTCTATAAAGTTCATGATATAAAAGATAAAAGTGGAAATAAAAATACGATTGATATGATAGCAGTAACTACTACTATTAATGTCTTAGCAAATGCTATCTCTTCTACTCCTACAGGAGTAAAGTATTTAATTAATCTCTTCATTGATTGTATCTATTAGGTTAGAAATAACTACCCATTGAGAGTAAGCTCGTTTAGTAGCAGGATCTTCATTGCCAAAAGCATCTCTCAGCTCTACAGCCTGGTCTAGCAATGATGCCTCCTCAGTAAAAATAATCTTCATAATTTGTTCTTTGTCCATGTGTAAAAGTTTTAATTGTTAATAACTATACGCCAAAGATAGTATAAAGTTTTATATCTGCAATAAAAAAGTGTAATTTATAATCATTCTAAATAAGACTAGGGGACAAATTGTCCCTATGTTGTAAGGTAAAACATATAATCAAGGGCAAATTGCACCCTTGAACACATAACAAGGGCAATTTTTACTTAATAATGTATTAGAGTAAAGGTAAAATATATAACTGAGGTCGCAATTTGCGACTGCAATTAGCGAAACTTACTAACTTGGAGAGAATTGCTACAGGTTATACCCTTAAAAACTTTGCTATTATTAAGGTTATAGCCTTAAAATTACATAGTTAATCGGATTTATGCCTATTATGTAAAGCATATCTTACAAAAGTATCGTTATTTGTAAACTTTATTTAGCGTTATTAGTCCCAAATCTTACCAATATATGGGACAAAAAAAAGCAGCTGCGTGCTGGGGAGCTTACAACTGCTTTCTACACTATGGAACTATGCAAAGTTAGTGTTTATATTTGAATTTTAAAAATTCTACATAAGTTTTATTATTTATTTTATAGTGCTTTCTACAATCTTTACACAGCATCCAATGGTGTACAGTACCTCCTGCAGTCACTACCTGTTTATTATATCTCACATTATAGTTAGTGCATTCAGGACAGCAGTACTTCTCATCTCCCTCCATTACAGCATAATGAGTAGCAGGAGTAGTGTAAGAATTTAGTTTATTGAATACAGCTTCTAGTACAGTGACATCCATTTTACAATACTCCACCATCTTATCCATTGCCTGCTGATCTTTCTTAAATACAATATCTTTCCACAGGTCTAGTCCTCCTGTATCCATCTTTTGCCCTACTCCTAAATACTTAGCAATATAGTCTAGTTTATTTGAGTTAAAATTAAAGTACTTTCTAGCCCATTTAAGAGTATCTATAGTCTTAGGTGAGGGCATAACATCAAGTCCATGTATTATAGCTCTTGTGCGTAGCCATTTGAGGTCAAATCTATCTCCATTATGAGCCACAATTTCATCAGCTTGAGCCATAACTTTGAGGAATGCTTTAATCATAGCTTTATCAGATTGCTTTTTATCCCATGTTAGGAATTGTACATCCTGCTCATGCTCCCATTTGTAGCAGATGCAGATAATAGCTCTCTCATGAATGATGTCACCTGGATTGATTGTAAGATTATATCCTGATCGCCAAAATATACCAACATTGAATGATGTCTCAATGTCAAAAAACAGTCTTTTTCTTACCATAGATGGTGTAAACTTAGAACATATATCTCTCTCTAGCAAATTTAAAGAGATATGATAATAGTAGACCAATGGCTACTCCTACAAATAATAGACTTAGATTGCCATTAGGTCTAGGTCTTTGAGCCTTAACTTTTTTTACCTCAGACTTTGCCTTTTGTCCCTCAGCTCTATACTTATATTTATATACTAATCTATCTTTATAGATAGTCTTTACTTGTATTTTATATTCTATTCTTTTATCTAGTCTAGTCTTAGGTACATAGACTGTATTATACTTAATGATAGTATCCTTAGTATTAATAATTTTTTCCCATACTATAGTATCATTAATAATGACAGGTATAGAATCTAGTGTAGTGATTCTGATAGTATCACCTGTCTGCTCACATTTATATCCTTTCTTAATTGCCTTATTAAGATGGTATTGTGCAGAGCAGGAGCTGAGCATTAAGATAATTACACTAAGTCTAAATATCATTTGATTCAATTAAGGTATAAGTAAAGTGATTACCATGTATATCTTTAGCTCTATTAGCTATCACCATAAACTCATTAAAATCTTTTACTTTTTTAAATACCTGACAGCCCTCTGACCAATTTTCTACAAAGCTAGATACTGTACCTGCTTTATGGATATTGATTCCGAACATACCTGTATCAGTCTTACCCTGTGCAAAGGTCATATCTCTATCACCATCTCTCCATACAGTCACATCTCCTAATCTTTGACATACTGCCTGATATTTTCCCTGATGCATAGATACAGCATAGACTCCTCTATATTGATTAGGCACAAGTCTAGCTA